GGGCTTTGATAATCTTTTTGCATAGCTCACCTCATTTGATCCTTAATTACCAAATCAAGCAGAGCTAAAGCATCAGCTTCATTGTCATCAGAGGGGTTAAAACCAAGTTCAGTGACTGCTTGAATTATCTGATTTTTTGAGGCATTGCCTTTGCCAGTGATATGCTTCTTGATCGTGCCAACAGGGATGCCAAGATATGGGATTTGCTTTTCTTCACACCAAGAGGATAGATGAGCTAAAAAGCCACCATAGGCATGTGCCGCATCAACTCCAACATGTCGTCTGACTTCCTCAAAATAAATCTGGTTAATGCCATCAGATAGCTTGTTCATCTCATCAAGCCACTTTTTGAAACGAAGATATCTCATGCCACCGCCTTCAAAGCGTGTTGATTTGAAGTTCTCAGTGCCACTGAGGATTTTTTGATCAGCTAGACAAACCGCCCAGCCTGTTTTTGTGCCTAGATCAAGAGCTAGAATTTTTTTATTGTTCATAATTTTAAAATTTTATCGTTGTTAGAGAGTGTTGATGATCGAAATCCACGATCACCCAATCCCTATTACGGTAATAAAGAGAACCCTTTGGTTCTCTATTACGTAAGTAATAGGGTGATGTTGTGCAAACTATGTTTAAGGAGGATGAAGCCAGAGAAATAGTAAGTTTGCAGTGCCGTAAACTGGTAAATTTTGACCAGTGAAAAATCGACTTTTGCAATCTTGATATTGAGTGCTATTTAGTAAGAATGAGTATATTTGTACCCAGCAGTTGGAAATGCTCTGCAATCTAAATTCTAAGCAAGAAAACTGGCTGTGTAGAATATTTGAGCGTGACTTAGTATTCTTTAGTAAGAAATAGTAAGTAATCTTATGTAAACTGGCTTTTGAGTATGCATTTTTCATGATCTTTCCTCCTCATGTAAAATCCACACATTGCCATTTTCGACAGGTAAAACAGCGCCAGTATTTGGGCATTTAAAATGGGTTGGCAAAAGCATTTGTTGATTGCCAAATTGATCCGCAAATTTCATATCCTCAATGCACATCAGACCATATTTGGAGCGATGCTCAGGATAGCCTAATTTTGATGTCTCACGGATGAATTTAATATAGCCTTTGGTTGCTAAAACGGAGATGCGATCATTAATGGTTCTGATGCCTCCTAGGCTGGCTTTACTCTCAAACTTCTCAGCAAATTGGTTGCTGGTATAGAGATTTCCTTTTAAAGCTTCTTCTGATATTAAATCCAAAATAACATCGGATTTTCTATGCCTTTCAGCATCAAGCTTATTGCCATAATCCTGAGATATTAAACGCTCAGAAAATGGATTTAGCTCAACCCATTTATTATCTTCTTTCTCAATTATTTTGCGTGGAATTGATGAACCATTACGAAGCTCAAAATATAGATGAATCCTTGAATCTAATTCATCAGGACGATGAAGAATAAGACCAGAGCTATAAAAACTTCTTAAACTTCCAGCACCAGAAAATGCTTGAAACGGATCTTCTTCTAAATCTTTCTTTTTGATTTTTTTGGTATGATGACAAAGAATAATCCCCATATCAGGATTAAGTAACGAGCGAAGCTTCTCAATGCGATTCTGTAAAAAGAATAGCATGGCATTATTATCATTCTCACTAGAAGTTGGAGAGCCACCATCAAATAGATTTCTGATTGGATCAATGCAGAGAATATCAATTTTATTATTGCCAAAATTATGCTTGATGGTTTTACAAACTGTTTCGATTCCCTCATCATTTAGAATCATTTGAATATTACTGGTTGAAACCAGATTATTTGATGATTTGGCAATAATTTCTTTTGAGACTTTTAGCTTCTTAACTCGCTCCCTCATATAGTGATAGCCAATCTCAGCTTGCAAATAAAAAACTTTTAAAGGTCTTGGTGGTTTTAATCCAAGAAATGATTCACCTGCTGCCATATGGATTAGGAAATTGATCAAAAAATCACTTTTTCCAACTTTGGGAGCGCCACCAATTAGAAGTAATCCACCAGGAGTTAAAAGCCTTGGAAATATTAAATCCTGCGGCATTGGCGAGATATCAGATAGAAGTTCTGATATGGTAAATGAAGGAAGTTTTTTGCTTAAATCTTTGGCGGTGTTTAAGAAGCTTCTGACATCAAAATTTTCTGCTATGGCATCATAGGCATCCCATTTATCTTTTTTAGCTTCTGGCGCTGTTAAAACTGAAATAAAAGAACATTTACCAGATAGATATTCAGCTAATTTATTGGCATAATTTATTCCTGCCTTATCATTATCTGGCCAGATTATTACTTCCTTATCTTTTAAATATGACCAGTTGGTTTTTTCTAAAGGAGCATTTGCACCACACATTGCAGTTGTTGAACAAAAACCTTTTTTTATTAAAGCATCGGCTGACTTTTCCCCTTCAACAATAATGACCTTTTTGGAACTTATAATTCCTGGAATATTATAAAGAGGTCTTATCTTTGGAGCTTGGGATTTTTTGTTTTTTACATCCCAGATTCTAAATTGTTTGCCATTCTCATTATCATAGCGATAAACAACTGCTGATAAACGATTATTTTGATCAAAATAATTCCAGCTTTTTGAGGGCTTGCCAAGAGTATCAATTGGTGGTGATTTCTGAACTACCGAGGAATTCTCGGCAGTTGAATAAATCGGAGCATTACCAAGCCATTCATTAATCTCAGTGAGTAATTTTGGAAATTCGCTTTTGTTATATCCTTTAACCTCAGACCAAAGATTTAAAAGATCGCCACCTTGATTAGTTGCAAAATCATGCCAACAACCTTGTTTATTTCCTCTTAATTGAACAACTAAGCTTTTGCCTTTACTTCCTTCTACATCGCCTGCATAATAACAGTGATTTTGAATATAACCCTGGGGCAAAAGATAATTTAAAACCTCATTTATTCTATGAAATAATGATCTTCGAATTTCTTCGATGTCAATTTGCTTTGAGATTTGCCCCTGATTATTTGCGCTGTTAAAATCTAAAAAATTATCCATATCTATCAAAATTTCAGATTAAAACAACGCTCCTGCCATGGGCAAAATTTGCACTCAAAGTAGGATGAATCAGATGATATTCGAGGAAGTAGCTCTCCAGCATCAGTTGAGGTGATTATTCTGACCGCCTTATCACTTAGTTTTTGAGCAAGAGCCTGATCAAATTTTATTAACTCAAAATAAAGCTCAGCTGTATCCTTATTAATTGCTGTAAAGAGAGTGGGATTTTTTGATATGCCATCAATTGAGCTTTCCATATAGGCTTGATAAATGGCAATTTGCGCCGCATAAATTGGCTTTGATACTGCCAAGCCTTTTTTGGCTGTATCGTTAAATGATTTATTGTTGAGTGATTTACATTCCCAGAGCATTGGAAATGTTAGATTTAACTTCTCTGGTGCATCAATAATCACGCCATCAACATGACCTTTAATTTTGCCATTTAGGGCAGAAAATCCAAATTGAGAGCCATCCTTTTTCTCAGTGACTAAATCAAATCCTGCTTGTCTTAGCCATTTTATTGCTAATTCTTCAAAAACATGTCCTGCCTGAAATATCCGCAGTGTCTTGCCAGTAAAACTTTGATCTTCATCTTTTGGCGTATTGGTATATTCAAATTGCAAAGCTCTGCTACAACTTACCCCAAGACGAGATGCGCCAAGATAGTTTCTAGGCTCTTGCTTCTCATTTTCTTGGGTAAGAGATTTATCAATTAATATTGATATTTGCTCTGATAATTTGGGCTTATGATTAAAATCTAGCATGGCAAATCCTCCATTAAATTTGAATCCTCTTCCTTTTGTCTCATTGAGTCCTGATAGGCGGTGACTGCCACTTCAATCAGGCAAAGAACTTCTTCTCTGGAGTAATCAGCAACTGGCCTGTTCATCCCAATCTCTGCTACATATTCACCAAGTGGTTTTAATGCTGATTCAATAGAATCCTTTTCTGCTTTTGTTAAATCGATCATGTTGTTTGACTTAAAATATTGATAAAAAATTTCCTGACAGTTTCGAGAGCAAAAATGCTTTCTCTGTTTCCTATTTCTTGGATCTCCTGCGCGCAGTGGTGGCGGAATAAATCCAAAGCCCTGAGCCTGTCTGTAACAAATGTTGCATACTCTCATAAGGCATTACTCATTTGAGGTTGATCGAGAAGCAGGCTCTTTATTGCTTGCTTGTTGAAGTGGAATTTAAGAAGATTGGCAGCCTTATATTTGGTGATGCCAAAATCGGTTCTATAAATGTTTGGAAGTAGATTTAACTGCTTTACTGAGGCTGGTTCATTTAGCCATTTCTTGGATTTATAGGCATTCTCGTAAGTCTCATATTCATTTAGAAAATCATCAGCCTTAGCCAGACATATTTGCTTTGATCCTTTAGCAATTATCTTAATGCCAAAAACTTCGCTACCACCAATAGCATACCAACATACACCATCAAAAAAGACTCCAGCAAAAGCGTTAAAGCCAGATGCCATGAAAGAAGAGCTATCATCAAATAAATCACACCATTTGAAATTTGATCTTTTTGTCAGCAGATCAATTTCCGTCATTTCAAAATCGGTTAATTCTGATTTTGTCTCTTCATCATTTATCGATAAATCAGCACCGCATAAAGGACATTCTTTTGAAGCGGATGGAATAAGAGCGTTGCACTCAAAACAGCTTTTTTGATTATTTTGTTTTTTCTTATTTTCTGATTTCTTTCTTGTCTCAAGGTTGGCATCAACTTCTAAACAGCCATGAGTTAGGCTTGATGTTCCAAAATCTAAAATTATGCAATTTTCTTTGGTGATGTTGGGGTGAATTTCAGGATCAATTACTCGAAGCCCTCTGCCAATCATTTGAATCATGGTAGATTTAAATGATGAAGGTCTGAGTAATATTACACATGAAGTTGGCTGATAATCCCAGCCTTCAGTTAGAACTGAAACATTTACAATGACTTGGGCATTGCCTTTTTCATATTCTGCTAGGGCAATTTTACGTTCATTATCACTTAATCCACCATGAACTAAGGAGGTTTTAACGCCATTATTGTTAAAAGCCTCAGTAACAGAAATTGCATGTTTAACAGTTGAGCAAAATATGACTGTTTTTCTGCTTGAAGCATATTGCTGCCACTTGCTAAAAACCGCATCAGTGATTGGTGATTTATTCATGATTTTTTCCACCTCGCTCATGTCAAAATCACCGGC